GAACTAAATGCTGCTTGCTCTTTTGAAAAGGACAAGATGCTCTTGGACCATCGTTTGGAGGTTGAGAACTTACAAATAGAAAAAGAAGGTCTAAAAGAGCGTTATGCAATAGAGATCAACACGAGGGATGAAGAAATAGAAACCCTCAGGGACATAATCAAAAAGAATAAGAAACTAAACATCCCGGTCGTCATCGCCACAAGCGTTGCGATCGGTTTTGGTGTTGGTTTCGGCACTTACCACTTAGCGAGTAGATGATGGGAAAGAAACTTGATCTAAATGACATAGCAAGGTTTGAGAACGCTATTGCGAAGAAATATGGGAAAGAGGCCATCGAAAACCCAAGGAAGTATTGGAATGACGAAAAAGAAGAGTCTTACAAAAAGCAGATTAAAGAGATGGCGGAAAAAGAGTATGCGTCCGAAGAAAAGGATGAGAAAGTAGAGCAAGACGGCTTTTTAGTCTCCAAAAAACTACTTAATAGAGAAACTACTAAAAGGGTTTGTCCTGTTTGTAAAACATATTCCTTTAAAATAAGAGACGATGTTTTTATGAACAAATTTGATTGCTGCTATAATTGCTATATAAAATGGATAGAAGGCGGGCGAGAAGAGCGTTGGCTCTCAGGCTGGCGGCCAAACCAAACTTGAGGAGATACTAAATGGCGACAACTTACGAAATAGTCAAAGGCATTTCACAGGCAATGACCCGTGCTTATGATGGTGCCCACGACGAAAATGGAGAGCCGGTAAAGATCGGACTCAAGCGAGAGGAAGGCAACCCGCTTATTGACAAGCGTGTTATGGACGGCTTCGGCGTCAAGTTCCACGGCGATCGTCTAATGATCACCTACCACACAGAGATCAAGTTAAAGGACATCTACGGCTCTGACATCGAGGGCGAAATTGACCAGATGATCACAGACATCGCTTCTTTCTTAAAGAAGGAATACAAGAAGATCACAGGTGAAACCCTAAGCCTCACGCCTGACGGAGAGGTCAAAGTTCTAGCCCAAAACACTTCCCGTGTCCGTTCCTTCGTCACAGCCGACAAGATGTTCAAGATCGGCGGCATTGACGCCGAGGAAGTCAACTCCCCTTCCAGCGACAGGCTAGAAGACAACTTCCGCAAGTTCCTAGCCCAAGGTGGCGAAGGTAGGGCTCCAAACGACAAGCGTAAGGACTGATGCCTCGCTTATCCAAAAAGGAGACAATGAGGGAGATTGTCAAGTGTGGCAAGGATCCCTCTTATTTTATTAACAACTACGCTCGCATTTCCCACCCTTTAAAGGGTCTTATTCCTTTTAAGACTTACCCTTTCCAGGACGATCTGCTTGTTGATTTCAACGACTATCGCTTCACAGTTATTCTAAAAGCCAGACAGTTAGGCATTTCCACCGTTACGGCAGCCTACATTGTCTGGCTTATGTTATTTCACAGAGACAAAAATGTCTTGGTCATTGCGACAAAGTTCGCAACCGCAGCCAACCTTGTAAAGAAGGTAAAGAACATTATGCAAAATGTTCCTCCTTGGCTTCGCATCGCACAGATCAAGATCGACAACCGAACATCTTTCGTTCTAACAAACGGCTCCGAGGTAAAGGCTGCATCGACCTCTGGGGACGCCGGTCGTTCCGAGGCACTCTCACTCCTAGTTATTGACGAGGCCGCACACGTCGAGGGCCTAGAAGAACTCTGGACCGGTCTTTATCCTACCCTATCTACTGGTGGTCGCTGCATCGCCCTCTCCACCCCGAACGGTGTTGGAAACTGGTTCCACAAAACCTACATCGAGGCAGAGCAAAATGTAAATGACTTCCACCCGGTAAACCTTCCTTGGGATGTTCACCCAGATCGAGATCAAGAGTGGTTTGAAAAAGAGACAAGAAATATGTCTCGCAGACAGATCGCCCAGGAGTTAGAATGCAACTTCAACGCTTCTGGTGAAACAGTCATCCACCCAGAAGATCTTGAAAGAATCGTTTCCGAGGTCTCAGAGCCTAAATACAGAACTGGCTTTGACAGAAACTTCTGGTTATGGGAACAGTATGTTCCACAGGCAACCTATCTAATGGTCGCTGATGTTGCTCGTGGCGACGGTGCAGATTTTTCTGTTTTTCACATCATCAAGTTAGAAACTATGGAGGTCATAGGTGAATATCAAGGAAAACCAAACTTGGAAGAGTATGCTACCATACTTGATAGCACAGGCAGAGAATTTGGCAATTGCCTTCTGGTGGTGGAAAATAACAGTTTAGGCATTTCTATACTTGAAAAGTTGCAGCAAAGAGGTTATCCTAACTTATACTATTCAATAAAGGGCACACACGAGTTTATTGATCCGGTTAGAGCGGAGTCCGTAAACAATTCAGTTCCAGGTTTTACCACCTCTTCAAAGACAAGACCTCTCATAGTTGCGAAAATGGAAGAGTTCATTAGAAACAAACTAATTACTACATACTCAACACGACTAGCAAACGAATTCAAAACTTTTATTTGGAACAACAACCGAGCAGAGGCAATGCGTTCTTACCACGACGACCTTGTTATGGCTCTTGCGATCGGTTGTTGGGTGAGGGACACGGCGCTTACAGTTAGCAAGAAAGACCTAGAATACAAGAGAGCAATGGTTTCCTCAATGAGACTAAACTCTACGAGGCTCCACACAAGCATACCAGGAATGACTGGTCATCAGCAAGGCGTTTGGAGCGACAATGCGAAGAAAGAAATGCAACAACAAAAAGACTTTATTTGGCTTATCAAGGGATAAAATAAATGGCTAGAAGAAACAGAAGAACAAATCGCACTAATAGCGCAAACACAAGAAACCCACAGTCTGATCTATTCAAGGCATTAACCAGGGTTTTCTCTGGTCCTCTCGTCAACCGCAGGACGCAGACAGGCCGCCGTCTTCGTAGATATCAGCTAGACAAGTATCAAAGCCGCTTCCGTTCCGCCAGTGGTCAGGAGTTCAAGACCGCAAAGTCAGCCAACAACTACAACCTCCAACTAGGCATTATGAACGCCCACAACCGCGTTGAGCGCTATGTGGACTTTGACCAGATGGAGTACACACCAGAGATCGCCTCTGCCCTTGATATCTACGCTGATGAAATGACAACCCATTCCTCCCTCCAACCGATGCTCAACATCCGTTGTTCCAACGAGGAGATCAAGGCGGTCCTTGACTCACTTTACCACAATATCCTAAATGTAGAACACAACCTATTTGGCTGGTGTCGCTCAATGTGCAAGTATGGCGATTACTTCATGTACCTTGACATTGATGAAAAGTTTGGCATCAAGTCAGTTATTGGCATGCCTTCTAACGAGGTTGAGCGCCTAGAAGGCGAAGACGACACAAACCCCAACTATGTCCAGTACCAGTGGAACACAGCCGGCCTAACGCTTGAAAACTGGCAGGTCGCCCACTTCCGCATCCTTGGAAACGACAAGTACGCTCCCTATGGCACATCCATCCTTGAGCCTGCCCGTCGCATCTTCCGTCAACTTGTTCTAATGGAAGACGCTATGATGGCTTACCGCATCGTCCGCTCACCGGAGCGTCGTGTTGTTAAGGTTGATGTTGGACAGATTCCGCCAAACGAGGTGGAACAATACATGCAAAAGGTCATCTCTTCTATGAAGAGGAACACCATTGTTGACGAAAGCACCGGTCGCGTTGATCTTCGCTACAACCCTCTTTCTGTTGAAGAAGACTACTACATCCCCGTCCGAGGTGAAAGCAAGACAGACATTGCTTCCCTTCCAGGCGGAACTTTCACGGGCGACATCGACGATGTTAAGTATCTCCGCGACAAGTTGTTCTCTGCCCTCAAGATCCCAGCGTCCTACCTAACCAATGCTGAAGGCGCTGACGAAGACAAAACAACACTTGCCCAGAAGGACATTCGTTTCGCAAGAACCATCCAGCGTCTTCAACGTCCAGTTGTTTCAGAATTAGAAAAGATGGGCATTGTTCACCTTTACACATTGGGCTACCGAGGCGACGATCTTTTAAGTTTCTCCCTCGCTCTCAACAACCCATCCAAGATCTCGGAACTACAAGAGTTAGAACACTGGGACAAGAAGTTCTCCGTCGCAGGTGCGGCCACAGAAGGTTTCTTCTCCCGTCGTTGGGTTGCCGAGAAACTATTCAACATGTCCCACGACGAGTTCCTTCGTTGTCAGCGCGAGATCTTCTATGACCGCAAGTTTGATGCACAACTCGCAGCAGTCGCCGAGCAGGTCCAAGAAGAGACAGCAGCGGCCTTCGGTGGCGGTGAAGACCTTGGCGGTGGCGAGGATCTAGGTGGCGGCGAACTTGGTGGAGAAGAGCTAGGCGGCGAAGAGCTTGGAGGCGAAGAACTAGGCGGTGGTGAAGAACTCGGTGGAGGCGAAGAAGCCGGCGGTGAAGAAGATGTT